CAACGCAAATAGTCCGTATGATGCCGAGTATGTATACACCAACGCTGATGGTGAGGTGCTTGTCACAGTCCGCAGGTACAATGTAAAAGACATTGCTGGCAATCCCATGTTGAATACTAAGGGCAAGCCAAAGAAAGAGTTCAGGCCATTTGTTGAAGGCTCTCCATACTCCAAGTTCCCAGATATACGCCCGTTGTATAACATTCCGAATGTATTAGCATCAGATCGTGTTATATGGGTTGAGGGCGAAAAGTGTGCTGATGCTCTAAATCATGCTGGATATACAGCTACCTGTACGATTGGCGGTGCTGGTGCGTTAACAAAGAAGACTGCTCACCAGTTTGACTTTTCTCCATTGCAGAACAAAGAGCTTATTTTGTGGCCTGATAACGATCCTGCTGGTAAAAAGCTGGCTGATCTCATACAGGACTTTGCTTTGGCTGCTGGCGCTAGGTCGGTCACAATGCTCACACCGCCTATGGGTAAACCCGAAGGTTGGGATGCTTCAGATGCTTTATCTGAAGGTTATAACATTGAAGAATTTGTTAATACTAAAGCAAAGATAACCAAAACAAATATTAACCTTCTTGATGATTCGTTCCTTGTCAGTCGGTTTGCTGGAGCCGCACCCGAACAAAAGTTCTTGATTGATGGCACGTTTCCGCTCGGAGTTCCTATTCTGTTTGCTGCGGCAGGTGATGCTGGTAAGGGCATGATGACACTGGACATGGGCATGAAGGTGGCATCGGGCAAGCCAATGACAAACACGTTTGGCGGTTTGGTCAAGGAGTTCGGGAACGTGGTGATTTTTACTGCTGAAGATGACGAATCCGAGATGCACAGGCGGGTTGAGCGGCTTGATCCATTTGAAGAACGGCGTGGTTATCCGCATGATCTAAAGATTGTATCGCTTCCAAATGTGGGCGGTGTGTTTGCAATCATGAACGAGTCCAACGGCGAGTTCAGCACAACAGCAGAGTTCGAGAAGATATACGAACAAATCTTGCAGATGAGTAATTTGAAATTGATCGTGTTTGATCCGCTGGCATCTTTTGTTCATGCGGATGTCAACGCTGATCCGGCGGCTGGTGCTGCTTTAACAGGTCTGCTGGCTAGGATGGCAACAGAAACAGGTGCATCTGTACTGGTTTGCCACCACATGACGAAGATCAAGGACGATGCAGTGGTTAAAACACCAGAGCAAGCTCGTAACCTGATCAGGGGTACAACGGCTTTGGTCGATGGTGTCAGGTCTTCATTTGCCATGTGGCAGGTCGATACGGCTCGTGGCAAAAAGACATGTGAGCGGTTGGGTTTGCCATATCAGCGCAACAGTTGTTTTGATGGCGCTGTGGTCAAGTCTAACGGGCCAGCCAGTAGAAATGTTCGGCATTTTGTCAGGGATCCAATGACTGGGCTGCTGAATGATCGCACTGAAGAAATTAAATCACTAAGCAGTGGCACGATGCTTGAGATGAAACTAGATGCCATGTTTGATTGGATTATCCATTGTGAGCGTGAAGGTGTGGCTTTAACGCATATGAGTGGCAACAACGGGGTTCATAAGCGGTCAGAAGATGCTGATGCTCCTGAGATACTGCAAGGCATCGGGAAGCAGACTTTGGAAGGATATGTACGCACATTGCAGCAGGATGGTCGGATTGATAAGTTTCAGTTGACCGCAACAGGCGGCAGGGTATGGCTCGGAGGCATTGATGGTCCTATGAGTCGGGGTGAATACGAAGCTGTTACAGCGAGGGATAACGTATGAAAAGAGCAGAGGTGCTGGACACAGCGAAGAAGTATGTAACGAAGGACAGAGCAGCAGACCACGGGGCGATGGAGGATAATTTCCGAACAATTGCTCGTTACTGGTCGATTCACCTGGGAACGAATGTTACTCCAGGTGATGTGGGTGTAATGATGAGTCTGCTCAAAATTGCTCGTATTAAAAGCAATGTGAGTCACGAAGATAACTATGTTGATGGCTGCGGTTATCTTGCATGTGCGGCGGAATGTGAAAAAGATACTTAATTTTTTTTCTTTATCTTTGTGCTTGACTTTATGCAAACATTGCTATACAATAATAATATTGAACAAAAGGAGGGTAAAAAAATGGAATTAATAAAATCAAGAAGGCTAGCTGAAAAACTAAACAAGCGGGTTTATCTCAAGCCAGAGGAACAGCAAGCCGCATTTGATGCTTTGCAAAATGTTTATCTGCATCTCAAAAACCGTATCACACTTGGAAGTTTGATAGATACCAAAACTGACTGGGATAAAATACCAGATAATCTCATGGATGTTGGTGAGGATTTTCGTCCGGTATTTAGTGATTCCAATAAATGGTGGGCTGGAGACTTTGAGTGGATTTTGGAGTTGCAAGAAATGCACAGAAACATTGCATCAAAGAAACCAAGAAAAAAGGCGGCGGCTTAACGGCTCCGCTTTAATTTTTTATTTTTTTTGTTGACAAGTATGCAATCACTTCTTATATCTGTTATCAGCGACTATCAATGGAGGTTTATATGCAAAGATCAACAAATTATCTGGAAGCACAGGCGTTGCTTAATCAAACGATCAACGCCGTGCATAGTTTAGTTACCAGTGATGCCACCGAAGCTGAAGTCGAGTTATTGCTTGGCGCGGCAGGTGGATTGCAGGAAGCGCAGTCAATGTTAATCAAGGCAAGGTTGAGGGTAGAGCAATGAGAGATAGTTTAATGGAAGGCCCATATGCGCCAATTGTTAAGGTAGAGGACGATGACAGTATTGATGTTCGTAAATTGAGCCGAGTTGATACGATTTATATATATGAACGTGTTCACCAAATTCTGGACATGGACGATCTAGCTGAAGGTTTGTCACGTTTGCATAATGAGCTAGCGCATAACTTTTACATAGATACAGGTCGTAAAGTCGGCGAGGTATTATTCAATGATTAAATCAGACCCAAGCTGGGATGGCGTTGAGCGTATGGCTGATGACATGAAAAAGCGCAAATTGGGCGTTGAGGAAGACGGTCCTGTTCTGGCGAACATGGTGCAAGCGGCTTTGGCTGAACCAAAGAAGGGCTTTGCCTTGTATTCTGGCGGCAGTGTCGCTGAAGCCATGAGGCGCAACATGCAAGCTGATATGGCGACGATGCAAAAGTTTATAGTGGACAATACGCTTTTGGATGAAATTGTAAAAGCGTCTTTTGTTAAGCCACAAACATTGCTTGCTATGTTGCATAGGGCTATGCCGTGCTTTGATAGCATGTGGGTGGAGTGGGATGAACATGCACGTTTGGAATCAAGAAAAAAAGCGCATGATAAATATACCCCAGACATGTATATCCAGTTTAATGATAAGGATATTGATGGTTCACGAGTTGGGTATCACATCCGTAAAGTAAACGACAAAATCATTTACGCTAAATACCAAATAACAACACAAAACGGTGTGGAGAAAATTGGAGCTTATCCATTAGGTTTTTCAATTTCTAATAGTGACAGAATGTTCTCTGATCAAAATGAGATGCTTGCGTCAAATTACAATCAAGTAACTTCTGATATTATTTTCGCGCCTTGGTATTACGCAAAGCATAGTAAAGACCCTGTTCAAAAAGAGTTCTTGGACGATATTATGTTTAAATGTGGCATCGTTCAAACGGCGGCTATGCACTGGTCTATACCTGCACAAAAATTCAAAATGGGTTGGGAAAAAGATGAAATGTCTGAGTTAGTCAGGCGTAACTTTTTGCCCGGTCATGGTGATGAGCAGGGTTTTGGAATGGGCGATGTCAGGTTTCTGATCGCGTTACTTAGTACGCTTAATTATGATCAGGTTATTCATTTAAGCACAACGCCGCCAAAGAAAATTGACCATGTGCGGTTTGGACGTGTGGTGCCGAAGAACGAATACAAGCTGGTGACAATCCAGTTACCCAAGCCTCGTGGCGTAAAGATCTATGAGCAGATGTTTACAGGTCATGGAACGCCTAAGAGAGAGCATTGGGTAAGAGGACACCATAGACGTATCAGAGGGCGTAGTGAGCCAACGTGGATACCGCCTCACATAAGAGGCAACCCAGAGTTGGGTACTATCGTTCATGACTATAAGTTGGAGGGCAGGTAATGAACGTGCTTAGTTTGTTCGATGGTATGTCGTGTGCAAGGCTGGCTCTTGATAGGGCTGGCCTACCTGTCACGAAATACTTTGCCAGCGAAATTGATCAATACGCAATCAAAGTTGCCAAGGCTAACTATCCCGACACAATACATGTGGGCAGTGTTCATAACGTAATATGGCCTGAGATATTTGACGGTGAGCCGATTGATCTATTGATCGGCGGTAGTCCGTGTCAGGGATTTTCGTTTGCGGGTGGTCAGTTGGCGTTTGATGACCCGCGCAGCAAATTGTTTTTTGAATTTGTTCGTGTTCTGAAAGAATGCAAACCAAAGTATTTCCTGCTGGAAAACGTAAACATGAAGCAGGAGTTTCAAGATGTCATAAGCGAACAATTGGGATGTAAGCCCATTGATCTTAATTCAAATCTTGTCAGCGCACAGAATAGGCGCAGGTTGTATTGGACAAATATACCAGTCAGGTCGTTACCAGAAAATAAGCACATATACCTAAAGGACATATTGGAAGATGGCTTTACAGACCGCGACAAGGCGCATTGCGTTGATGCTAATTACTTCAAGGGCGGTAATTTGAAGTCATACTTTGAAAAGCATAGGCGGCAGTTGGTATTTGATTTCACTGATGAAGCAGACGCAGAAGGCACAGTTCTGGCTGGAGAAGCTGATCTGAAGGGGCATGACTATAACAGGCGTGTGTATCACCCAGATGGCAAGGCACCAACGCTTGCAGCGGCTTCTGGCGGCAATCTGGAGCCGAAGATATTACAAATCGCTCGTGGTGCTAATAAAGGCGGTATCAGAGCGGACAATGGTAAAGTTCCGTCCATGACAAGTTCATCATGGGAAAATAACAATTTGTTGCTCTACCCTGCGTCTATCGTAGGCCGTAGGCTAAATGATGGTGTGCGCGATGATTACAACAAAGACGTTCCTGTTAGTCAGTGCCTAGAGGTGCATGATACCAAGGGTAAGGCTAGGTGTTTGTCAACGGTGGAGAAAGATACGCTCGTGTCCCCATTGCCAACAGGACGCTATCCAGATGCGTATAGCGATGACATGCGTCTTATGTGGCGCAAATTAACGCCAATCGAGTGTGAACGGTTGCAGACCGTTCCAGATAACTACACCAACCATGTATCAAATACACAAAGATACAAAATGTTGGGCAACGGCTTTACAGTTGATGTAATAGCTTTTTTACTGGAGGGCATGAAATGACTAATTACGAAAGACATGGAAGTGATGATTACTGGCAAAAATATTACGGTCAGTTGGAAGGGGCTAAGATTACCAAGTTCTGGATGGGTGATGATGGATACCCTACATTCGGGTTAGTGCATCCCAAGTTGGGGGCTTTGGTTATTGAGGTCAGTTGTGACCCAGAGGGCAATGACCCTGGATTTCTGTTTATTAGCGATGGAAAGGAAGGCGAGTGATGGGCGGGTTTGAAGTTTTGCAACAAGTTAAAGATAACATGTTGAAACCAATATACGAAAAGCGGCGGCATCTAGGTTGCGAATGGTGTGGAACCACATTCTATGGATATTACAGCAAAGAGAAGCAATCAATGTTTGGCTCTCCATGCTATATTAAATTTAACGATATTGAAGAAGGGGTGCCTGTTTTTATTCCACCATGTCCCAATGAAGATTGCGGAATGGAAAATATTGGAGTCTATGATGCTAAATCAGCCTTGCATCATTACAACAAACGCAAAGAGCAAGAGCGCAAGAAAGCAGAGCGTAAAGCAAAAAAGGATGCCATGCCTGTAAAGATTAGCAAGAAGCTAACCTATCCAAATAAGCAAGCTTATGAAGATAGACTGGACTTGCTGGCAAAAGATCCAGATCAGATGACCAATTACGAAATGATGTGTGATTATTTTTTGGACAAGGTTTTCTGGAAGAAATTTGGCAAAGGATGCCACACACTGCAATCAAGGCATTTTACAATTAAAAAGCGTTTATGGAATGGAACATACAGCAGCAATTCTGGCAAAACGCGAATGGGTAATTTTACGCCTTACTTTGAAGTTACTAATAACAAAACAGGGAAGGTGCGAGAAGTTGGAACCGACTCTGTAATGTTTAGCGTAAAGCTAAGACAGAAGTATGGAACCAATAGACGTAATGACCCTGATAGAAATTTTGGATTGCCCAACAGCAGGGGATATAAGTAAAGGAGTTGGTTATGGGATTTAAGACAGGAAACTACATGACTGGTATCGGGTTTTTACTCGTGCTGCTGATGTCAGCAGTCGAGCCTATGCCGCACAGCTTTGAATTGTTCTGGTTACATGTCGGAACGCTGATGATTGGAGCAGTGCTGATGGGGTCTGGAGTATATCTTACATGGAAAGGAAAATAGAATGAAGGTACCTACAGTAGAAGAAATCAAGGATGCTCTTAGATTGGTGAGTGACAATCCACTGCACAAACAAAAGATCAGCCGTGACAAAGCTAAAGAACAGGGATTAAAAACATTCTTTACTGGTAATGCCTGTGTACATGGACATGTTTCAGATCGTCTGGTTTCAAACGGCAATTGTGTAGATTGTTACTATGTTAATAGGTGGTGTTCTTGATACGTTCTTGTTTTGGTTTAGAAGTTTAGAAACCCAAAGTTGGTACCCCAAAGTTAATAAAGTTGTTATGTATCAATGGGTTAAGAGGTTTTGGTTTGGGTTTGCAATGATAGCACAAACAAAGCAAAATAGGGGTCGTAAGTTATTGAAAAGGCTCAAAGTTTAAGGTTTGGGTTTTTCTCCCTATTACATAGGGGTATAGGTATAAACAAACCTATACCCTGTAACGTGTGGTTGCTGCACCAGTAACCAGAAGAATTGTTCTACTTAGGAGGGGCGTAATGCCGAATGTCGGAGAAGATCTACCAAAGGAACAGCGTCTTGCTGGACACAAAAGATTAACACCACAGCAGCAACAGTTTCTGGATATGTATTTGCACAAGGATATGACACAGACTGAAGCGGCTCGTCAGGCAGGGTACAAAAACCCCACAGTGCAAGCTGTGAGACTGTTGCGTAATCCAGTTGTAGCAGAACGCCTACAGGAGATGAGACTGGAGACACAGGCTCGTTTCGGGGTAACAATCGACAAATCTATTCGGGATCTAAAAAAGATTCGGGATCAGGCGTGGGAGATGGGCAAATTCAGCGATGCGTTGAGAGCAGAAGAGCTGCGTTTGAAGGCAGCGGGACTACTCATTAACAAGCAGCACGTTGTCAAGGAGGAGATCACAGCGAACACGAAACAGGATATTGCGAACAAATTGGCTGAGTACAAGCGTTTAGCTGAGTCGCGGATGAGGAACGTAACACCAGATATGGACATAATAGAACATGAGCCACAAGATATAGTCAAAGATAGCGTATAGCCCAGATATTCCCATAAAACACCCCGTGCGGGGGGAGGGAACGGCGACCATCGGGCTTTTCGGGCCTGTACCAGTAGAATTGTTCGGGTTCGGGGTCTTCGGGGTCTTCGGGCTGCTGATCGGGGTATCGGGATCGGGGTTCATCGGGATCGGGCTTGACATCGGGTCGGGGTCGGGGTCATTCTATAGACTCCTCCCTTAGAAGAGACTCCTCGGTAGCCACGCGCTGCCGAGGTTTTTTCTTCGGAACCAGTACAATTGTTCGGGATCGGGCTGCCGTCCCCCTGGGGGAAACCCTCCCGGCGCCCGGACTCTGGGTCGCAGCACCCTCCCGGCCTTCGATTCACCAGTACAATTGTTCGTATTGTTTTTGCTGTCCTAGTTGGCTGCGGCTTTGTACCAAATGATACTTTTTTTATTTTTTTTGCTTTTTGTTGTTGACAGGTGTCGCAATGATTGCTATATATAATGAGTAAGCCGGTGAGATGGGTTTATGGGTTATCCCGCTCACTGGCTGCACTTAAACAGGAGGGCAAAATGACTGAGCAGGAAAAGAAAAATGCCTTGTCTATCGTGTGGGATGCTTTGCACGATTATCGTGAAAATTGCATACCTCAATTTAACGACAATAAATTTGAGGCTGATCAAATCTCCTACGATGAACAATGGGATGAGATCACTGGAGCGATGGCTGAGATAACGGAAGAACTCGGGCTAGACTCGGGACAACCACACGACTAGAAGGGAGAAACATTTTCATTACCTGACCCGGCGAGAGCCGGGTATTTTTTTGTCCCGGCTGCGCCCCCCGGCGCTAACCAGTACAATTGTTCTGGTTGTTTCTCGGCGCTGCGGACTGGCAACTGCTGAAAAAAAATTCTTTTTTTCTTTCTTTTCCTGTTGACAGGATGTGCAATGATTGCTATATATAAGTACAGAAGGAGGGCAAAAGCCATGTATTACAAGTACGACGAAATCAAAGAACACTTTGTTGACTGGATGAAAGAGCAGGACGCTGAGTGGCTCAAGGATAACAA